GATTTAGTTAAAAAAAATAAACCCCATTACCAGCAGTGGTAGTTGCGTGGTAATGAGGTTCTGTAATAAGTTTATAATTGGCTACCACTCCGAGAACAAATATAAACTTTATTTTTAATATAAGTATGTTTTTTTTTATAAATTATAATAAAAAAAAGTGTACTGACTCAAACCCCAATAAAATCAATACTTAACGTGTCAATAGTACACTTTTTCATTTTTTTTGACTAAAATTTATTTTAAAAAATAATTTTCAATTTATTTTTATTTCCTATGATATAGAAAGGTATGTGAAAGTGTACTTGTGTACTTTTAAAAAACTAATATCATTGACTGCTTTAGCGGTCAATAAAAAAAGCCACCTATTAAGGTGGCTTTAAGTAGTTGTGTTGTCTGGCGTTTAAAAGTCTAATCCATCATCATCATCGGCATCCTGCATATCATTAAAGTCATTTGCTATATCTCCATTTAATACAACATCAATATCTGCTTTTGCTAAGTATGTTTTAAGGTATGATTCTAATATGTTAAACGCTTCGTCTGCCATATTAGCTTCTTGATCAGATATAGAGTTTGCAAAAGAGAAACTTGGTGTTGAGAACTTAACTGCTCCTTTTTTACCATCTTCTGCTTTTGCAACTATTACCCACTCGTCTGCAAGTCTGTTGCGTGTTTTCTGTGTAAAATCTCCCCACTTTTGAACTCCAGATCCTTTTAGTGATATGTTTGCTAGTGAACCATCCTCAAGCATAACATAAATAGACTTGGTGTAATGTCCTCCAGCAGCAACAACTTTATCCTTAATGTCTTTGTAATAACCTTTGGCAATCTCGTTACCCTTGAAAGGTTTAACTGTCATTACTTCTTTTGAAATGAATTTCACTTCGTTGGAGTAAATATTGCTTGAACTTGCATCATTCCAACCTTTAATACTGTGTAGTTCGTCTAGTACTAAGAACTTGAAAGGCAAAGGTATCTCTACATTTTTCTGTGCTTCCTTGTCGTAGTAGTTAAAACACTTGTCGTTTGATTTCCACTCAATAAACTTAGTGGCTGGGTTTGTTTGTGGTTGTGCAAACGCTTGTCTGCGGTTTGAAGTACTCATAATATTATATTTATTTATGGATCGGAGTTAAGATGCCCGAACCTTGCATCGGTTAATTATGATATGTAAAAATAGTAAATTAAAATGATATAGCCAAACTACTTTTGCGTGGCGTTGTTGATACTTTAGGCACCTGTACTCCAGCCTCATCGTATATTTCATTATGCGATTTCAAAGCTAATTTTAGTAAGTCCTCACGTTCTTTTAATTCTCGGTTGATGTCGTTCCAAACTTCACAATCTTTGTAGTTAATTGTTTCGCCACCGCTTCTGAATGTACCTTTTAGTCCGTAACCCTCGAAGTTCTCTTGTGGGATAACTTTAATTAGTTCAGCGTTAATCACTTCTAACGCTTCGCCCATTCTTTTGGCTTGCGCTAATAGTTCAAATTTGTCAATCTCTCCAGCATCTAACACTTCTTTGATAAATGTTTTTGCAGATAGCTGGATCTCTAGCTTGTTTGGCAGGAAATTGCTCGTTTGAATTTCTTGCTCCCTCATTAATTGGAAAAGGTCTTTACTCATAATGTTTAATTAAAAAATCCTAACTTAAATCCTACTGGTCAGAGTAGGCAAAATTAGGATCGATTATAGTTTTTGTTTCAATCTCTGACCAGATTGTTTTGCAAATATAAAAAAAAGTTTTTAATCTGCAACAATAAAAGAAAAAATATGCTCAATAACTGGTAAAGTCCAACCATCGCCAAGAAGTGAAGCCGCTTTGTTTCTTGTAAGAATATCGCAGTAATTATCGGGAAAGCCTTGAAGCCTACATAATTCAACTTTATTTAGTATTCTAACATTTTCATTTGGTAAACAATCAAAATTATCAAATACTAAATTTGTCATTCCAAATTCTTTATATCTTTTATAAAGTTTTTCTTTGGAAACTAATTGCCTTTCCTCGCTTTCTAAAACTGCTCTTGCTTTTTTTCTGTCAGTATAACCATCAGTTAAAACATCTTGAAAAATTTTATTATTATTTTTAGGTTGTGGAATATCTGTAACTACATCAAACATAGTTTCCTTTGTTTTTATATTTGTCCAGTAATATCTATCTCTTGAAGCTGCAACTAATAATTCAGAATTTATGCGAACAGGGTAAACTCCCAATGCTCGGCTCATAATTCCTATGTCAGAAACATTTGCACTACCAACATTCTCTTGAAAAAAAATAACTTTGGGATTGAGTGCTTTAATATTTTCCAATATCTCTACAAAAGTAAAAAATAAAGAAGATTTTTTTCCTTTAATTCCATCACGTTTTCCAGCAGCTGACAAATCTTGACAAGGAGAACCCGATAAAACTAAATCAATAGTTTTCCAGTCAATATCCCACTCACGCCACTTTGTAACATCACCGACTTGAATAGTGTCGGGAAAGTGATGTTGAGTAAGTTCTATTGCATAAGGCTTAATCTCGCTTGAATAGTACTTGTCAACTTTGATTCCTACGTTTTCAAGTGCTTGCCTACCTGTATTCATTCCGTTAAATAGACTTAATACATTCATAAATAACTTTTTGCGGTATAATTTAACTTACTTTCTACTAAAATGCACTCATCATTTTCCTCCCACTCGTCTAAAATTCTGTTAATCTTTTTAGATGATATTGCCATTCGATTGATGAATGTTTGTCGCCCGAAGTACTCGAACCTAAACCATAATTCGATAATGGTTATTTTAAATCGGCTGTAATCTTTTCTCCTATCCATTATTCCCAGTTCTCATTAAATTCTTGTATAATCTCTTTTGGAAAAAACAAAATGCAAGTTAAAAATATAACCATCATTAAAACGTAAATCGCTATGAAACTACAAAGCACTATATTATCTTCTATAAAATCCATCTGTTAAGTTGTTTAGTTGTTCAATAGGGTTCTGAAATGCCTCGTCAAAGACTTTTGTAGCCTCATCAAGTTGAGGGAAGTTTAATACCTCCGCATCTTGCACCTCCCACTCGTTAATAAGTGCTTGCATTAATTCTCTAGCTTGTTGTAGTTCGTTTCTTAAACGCTCGTTTTCTGCTCTTACTGCGCTTAATTGTTGCGCTTGAAATCTTATTAAATCTTCCATTATTCTACGTCTTTTAAAAGGTTTGATATTATTGTTGCTAATCCGTTATTGTCGTACATTCCATCCGCTAGAAATTTAATCTCTTTAATGTAAACCTCTAAGGTAATTGCCTTTTTCATCCACTCCATTTTTTCGTTAAATAGTTCGTTTGCTAGTTCTTCGTATCCGTTTGGATCGTTGTTCTCAACTTGGTTCGCTGGGTGTAGTGAGTTTCCAACTCCTATCACATCGTTGTCGTAGTTAATCATTAGTATCTAAATATTATTTGGGTTAAAAACCATACTGCTGCGCCAAACGCAATTAAATACTGCCAATCATTTTTTTGAAATCTGTTCATAATGTTATTTTTTAAAGTTTGATAGGGCAAATATAGAATCTAAATTGGAATAAAAAAATTTTTTTATATAAAAGTTTCTTTGTAAGTTTGCAAAATGAAAATATCTCACATTAATACAATTCAAAATCCGAAGTTTATAATAGTTCGCCAATATGATAATTCTATTGTAACTTTGCCGAGTAATTTTAGAGTTATGGAGGAAAATGCGATTGGTTGTTGGCGTGTGAGGATCATCGAAAAAATACCAAAGGAATATAAACAAACAAATAATATATTATGGCTGGACGTCCAAAAAAAGGAATAGAGAAACGAGAACCGTATAACGGCAAACTTGAAAAGTATAAAATCGAAGTGATCGGAGGCACAAAAGAATGTAACCGATTGGCTTATGAATATTTAACTAAAAGATACAATGAAAGAAAATAACGAGGATATAGTGATTTTAATAGCGATGATTTTACTAGCAATAACTTATGGCTTTTTAGTTTGTTGGTAATAAAAAAACTATTACATTTGCCTTTCATAATGTTTTGGTTTGATAATTAGAAAAGCCGCTATTAATCTAGCGGCTTTTTTATTTCATCTTCAATCGGAGGAATACCTTTCCATTTGTTGACTGGCTTCTCAACTCGCACCCAATAAATGCCTTGTTTAATCCATTCGTACTCCGGTATCAAATCATCGGAAATTTAAGATAGCCTTTAAATCTTCGGTAAGCTAGATAAATAGCCAATAGGATTAACAGCCACAACCACCAAAGTTGAATTATAAAAGTACTCCAATTGAATTGCTCCTTGTAAACTATCTTTGTGCTTTCAACTTTATTGACTTCAATCTCGTTTGTGAGTGAATCAACTACGATTTTAGCGACTGTTTTCTCATTTACTACAATAGTATTATCTTTTCTTTTTTTCTTGCTTATACGGGCGTTTTTGTATTTAGTTACTTTACCCTCATTATTTATGATCTCGATTGGTTTGGTGCTATCAACTGCCTCAATAATTATTTCCTCACTAACAACGTCAAATTTAATCGAAGTGCTATCGGTGGAAGTGCTATCTGTTTTGGTAACTGCAATAGTTTTGGCGATGCTATCTGTTTTTTTATCGTCTTTATTAATTGTTTTTGCACCGCAGGAAACGAGTAAAATTGCCAGTATTATTGATCTCATATTAAACGATTTTGTAGTTAATAATTCTAATGTTTTTTACATTGTAAGTACCATCTTTATCTGTTTTTACGTGCGCAAAACCGTGATTGTATCCATTGTATGGAGCGTATTCGGGTTCTAAACCACATAAACAACCTGTGGACCACGTTGTAATTATATTTCCATTAAGTGTTTTTTCAGTATGCTCTGAAGTTTTATGGTGATGTCCGACTAATGCGCTTTCTTTTGCTTTTAAGAACAATCCCCTCGCTGGATTAACTGGAGGCGCAAATCCTCCATACCATTCGTGTCCGTGAAGTATTGGAAGTTTCCCAGCCATTGCAATCTGTTTGTCTTTTACAAGCGTAACTCCAAACTCTCTGAACCTTAAAATCTGCTCGAGTTTAAAATCATCAATTCCCAATAACTCGGGTGCCTTTAACATCAAAAAATGTTCCCACCTCGCCTCGTGATTACCGATTTTAAAATAAATCGGACACTTAAACATATCTTGCAGCAGTTTTAAAAATCCCCTAGTAATTTCCAACTCCCCAGCCAGATCACGTAATCTCCTATCTTTGGTAAATCGGCTCGCTTGGTACATATCAATCGTATCTCCGTTTAAATAAACCGCATTAACCTTGTTTTCAAGTCCATAATTCAAAGCTAATGTAAGTGCTTCATTGTCTTGGTAAGGCAAATGAATATCGGATAAAACTAAAATGTTGTTTTGACCTCTTGGAATAATAAAAGGCTCTGTCTTTTGGTAGTCAGTTTCGGGAAGTTCGCTAATGCCACGCATTGCCAATTTTTTTTCTTCGGGTGTTCTAACTGCGGTGGGAGATACTTTTGAATTTTGTTTACTTTCGCATCTGTATTGCCGAACCATTCCCCTAACTCCCTCCAAACTTTTAAAGTCCAAAGGGTTTTCTGTAAAAATCATTCTGCAAATCGCCATTGTCGTGGCTTTTGGAAACTTTTGCAAATACGATAAAATAATATCCTTTTTGTAGGTTGCCGCGTTTTGGTTTCCTTTTACGCTCATAATGTTTTTTTTTGTTTTAAAACGGATCGACAAATAATACGTTTATATTTTTTCTACTTCTTAACATTACATTGCCGCCATTTGAATCGTTACCTACTGCGGTATTACCCTCGATACATTCAAAGGTTTTATTTAATTCGATCCATCGCACAAATATCCCAGTATGATCGTGTCTCCCATCTTTATTCCAATCAAAAAAAACAATATTTCCAGCAACTGGATTAGTTGTAATTCTATTTGTTTTACGATAATGAGCAACCGCTGTTTGACAACCTGCAAATCCTTTTTTAAAACCAATATTACCAAGAGGCGAACCCGCTTTATCATAGCACCAACTTACAAACATACCGCACCAAGCTACACCATCAAATCCAAACCATTTGCCGTATTTTGTTTTATTGCTGTTTAAAGGCACTTCGCCTTGTCCTATTTCTTTTTTTGCAATTTCTACAACTTTACTCATCACTTTAATTTTTTGTAGTTATCGAAATCAGTTTTTAATCGGTCATACAACCCTTTCAACTGCTCATAGTCTTTTGCCAACTTTTGAGATTTTTGCAATTCTTTTGCGTGTAGTTTTTGAATATCATTAAATTCTCTTTGCAAGGTAAGATTGTGTTTTTTCAAATCGGTAACTTCCTGCATTACTTCATTCATTCGAGATTGGTAAACTAAAAGAAAATCATCGTACATCGTTTTCATAGTTGAAACCGCATCTTGCTTTTGCTTTGCTCTACCTCCAAAGAACCACGCAACTGGTGCGCTTAATGCTGCTAAAATTGCCTCCCAATATTCACTAAAAAAATTTACCATAACAAATGTGTTAATATTACCCCTATAATTAAAAAAAACTCGCCTACCCACAAATCCTTATCGCTTTCAAATTTTTCAAGTTCGCCTATAATTCTTCCGCTTTGTTGGAATGATTCAAAAGAAAAAAGAAAAATGAACCCTATAAATGATGGAACGAATATTTTAAATGCTATTTTAGTTGCAATATAAGTATAGCTAATTGTTCCGCTAATTGCTAAATATAATAAACAACCTGCAATAAAGGCAATAGGAGCGTGTAAATGCCAACGGTTTAGTATTATCATATCTAAACTTTTAATGTCTCTTAAAATCGACTTAAATATCTTTTTCATTATCCATTAAGTAAAGTTAATAATTCGCTTTTTTCTTCTTCGCTCATCACTTGAACTTGTTTAGTAACAAGGTCAATTATAACTTCGTTAAGTGTTAAACTTGGTGGCGTTACTTCTTGCTCAACTTCTATTTCAAACTCTATTGTTTCAAATGAAAGTCCGTTTGGAATATCATTCAAATTTAAAGTTTCAATACTTTGGTTTTCGATTGTGTATCTATATTTTATCATCGTGTTGAAGTAAAGATTTTTCTATATGCTATGTAATCAATATAAGTAGTTAATGAAGTTAAACCAGTTTGTTTTAAATGTAAATTATAAATACAAATAGGGGCAGAAGATGTTGGGATATTAGTTGTGTGTGTTGCAACTAATACATCATTAATATAAAAACCTACACTTGTAGCTGCTGCATTTATTTCTATTCTTAATTTTACCCAAGCGGATGCCGTTACTGCGACACTCGTTGTTGTAAATGTTCTTGTTGATGCACTTATAGTTACACATTTCCAATTAGCACTTCCAGAAGGGTTACCAGTAATAACTCCACCTTCGTCATATAAAAAGTAAACGCCATTTGTAGTATTAAAACTATTATTTCCAATGAACCCAAACATATTAAAAAATCTTTGTGCTAAAGTTGATAATGTTTCCACGTTTACATTCACTTCATAAGATATTGCTCCAGCTCCTAAAAAAATATTTGGGTTAAACAAATCTTGCCTAATTTCACAACCCCCACTCAATGTTGTTCCAGTTCTTAAAGCTACAACACCCTCTTGATTTGTTCTATTTGGATATGCGTTGTTAATTGCTATTGATGCACCAGCACCACTAGAAAAATAATAGTAATTACCTATTGTTTGACCAGCAGCTGTTGCACCAACAAGAATTGTAAAATCATCAAATAAAATAACACCTTTATTTTTAAATGTAAATAAATCTTCTTGCTTTAACGCCAAAGCATCAAATACCGCATTCTGACTAGGTGCAACATCTGTAACTCCATTAACAATAGCATCTGATACTAATGAATTTACATAAGCTGTTGATGGTTTATTGTTAAATGTACTCCAATCAGCAGCACTTAAAGCACCTCTATTTGAAGCAGAAGCATTTGGTAAATTAAAGGTGTGTGTTGAACCGCTTGAAACAATACCAAAATCAGTTCCGCTTGTTCCAGTTTCTAAATTTTGAACTTGTGCGGTAAGTCCGTTTAATGCAGTAAGTCCAGTTGAGAAAGTTGTTATTACTTGGCAAAGATTGCTGTTCTCTGTGTGAAGTGTAATAGTTCTTCCACTATGCGTTACATAAATCCTTACAGCTAGTCTATCAGTAGCTAATAATGTCGTTTGTGGAACTGCTAAAGCACTTACATATAAATCTGTATTTGTTCCACCAGTAATAAATTCTGGATTTGCTGAATTACTTGCAATTAAAGATAGAGTTGCTCCATCCCATTTGTATAACTCAATGTAAAATGATGGACTTCCACCACCACTTGAAGCACTAAAATAAGTTTCAAAATTCCAATTCCCAGCTGGTATCTCTAATTGATTTGGAACTCCAGCATCAGTTATAAAAGATTGAATATATCCATTTGCATTTATTGTAAAATCTGTACCTGCACCTAAAATTGGCGTTTTATCCATTTCTCTAAATGCAACGCCTCCGATTGTGCCTTGCGAAACTGAACCATTAAGATAAAAAGATAATGAAGAACCACCACCACTTGAAGCTGGAAAGTTAGCTAATGTGCCATCACCTCTAACATATTGAGATACTAAACCTGCTCCTGTAACTGCTATATCGCCACTTGATGTTATAGGACTATTTGTAACAGTAAATGCACTTGGCATAGTTAAACCTACTGAAGTAACTCCAGCTGCTGGTATATCTAAAGCAGTAATAAAAGGATTAACGCCATCTGCGCCATCGTTTGTAAGTTGTGATGTTGTTGTTGGAATATCAGAAGTTAATGCTTCCCAAATAGTACCATTAAATTGATAAATTGATGATTCTGTTGTGTTCCAAACAATCATTCCCTCTGTTGGAAATGGTATATCATTCATTAGGGTTGTAGTTAATCTAGGTAATCCAAAACCATCATCGGCAGTGTTTATAATAATTCCTTTCCCTGAAAATGTATATCTCAAATTTGATTGAAATTCAAAAGCATCTTCAGAAATTATTATTTGTTTTAGTCCTCCAAAATTTGAAGATAAAACAATATTACCATCATTATCTACTAATAAATATGTAGTTTCATCATTTGAATATATAGGTATTCCACCAGTTTGATTATCTTCTGTAAGAACTTGTTGAAGTGTAGGAATACCAGCAACGCTATAAATTTCCCAAACTGCTGCGCCAGTAGTTGGATCGGTACAAATGTAAATATCGTTATTTCGCATTTGCCAATAACTTCCAACTGCATATCTTTTAGTAGTATCGTCATCAACTGTCGGTACGTTAAAAGCAAATCTTCTAAATTGAATTATACCACTACCAGTTTCAGTAATATATTGCTCTCCCGCTTCCCATTTATCCTCATATCCAACAGCGCACGTTCTAGCAATACCTTTGTTTCCAAATGTACCCTCATCATATAAACCCTCACTAAGTTTTGATCCGTTATCAAAGAATATATCTGCATCAGCATCCATTGTACCACCAGCTAAAGGCAAATAGTCTAAAGGAATAACAACAACTCCAGTCTGTCCGTTAACACTATCAACTGCACCGCCTCCACCGCCACCGCTGCTAGTTGTTATTATTAAATCTGTAACTCTTTCAACCCAAACATCAATTAAGTAAGGTGGCATATTTTTGCCAACACCATCCTCACTAGGAACATCAACACCATTATTTGATTGACCTTTGATAGATGTTTTTACAATTTTTTGATTAGCTTCTGCTTCTACTAATATATTACCATTAAATGTGCCTCCAGTACCAACTTCATTTACTCCTTTTCTACCATTGCTAAATACTGCCGATTCGTGATCGTGTCCTATTAAAACGCTATTAGCACTACCACCAAGCGTTCCAATAACATCATAAGGTGCAGCTCCTTTATTTAATGAAAATTTGCCTTGTTGATTTTTAGTTCCGTTATTTCCATTTCTTAACGCCCAACCTATCATTGTGCTAGTACCTAAACCAGTAACATCAAAGTTATTGGTAAATTGAGTAGGTGTCATTGTAAAAACACCAACTTGACCAACTCTATAAACAACTGCTTGACCAGTTATTGTACCTTGTAAATAAGGAGTGTAGCTTAAGCTAGTAAGTAAGTTCTTTAAACCAACCGCCCCACTAAAAGATATTGGCGTATTTGAAACAATCTGATTGATAACTTTTACATTAGCAATAGAAATCGCCATAGTTGGAACGTTAGATCCGTTCTTACATTGAATGATAAAAGTATTAGCAACGCTATCAATTACTGCCTCAAAGTCGCTAATATTAATCTTTGTCGCATCATTGTTAAAGTCGTGCCACCAACTTCCGTAAATATCTTTTCTAATTATAAAATCCATATATTAGTAATTACTTTGTAAAGTTGCTATTAAAGACCTTTTTCTTATTTGTATAGTAGCACCTCTGGCAGTTAGAGTGATTGTGGCGTTGTTATCGATAAACTCTTGTGTAACTGGGTATTTAAAAACTACATTAGCGTACTGATCATCGCCACTTATTCTAAATATATGAATATCATCTCCTCTATAAGTTGTTCCGTTAATAATAAATTGAACTTCAATGTGAAGATTAGTACCACTTGGAACTTTCATTATAAAGTTAGCTTCTGCCGTGAATAAATCATTTAACCTATCAACTTGTAAATCAGCTCCTATTATGTCATCTCCAACATAGTTCTTAGTAGATGTTCCAGAAAATTGAAAGTTTGTAGGTGTATCTTCTACTAAATTTAAAGTATTAGTAAAGTCAATAACCTCTTGCCATTTTGTATTTACATAAGTAGGTTTAGTGTAAAAAGTTGGGGAAAAAAGGTTTTGATTACTTCTTTCTAGTTTGTAACCAGTTAAATATGTAATGCAATCTACTTCTGAACATTCAAAGTACCACGCTAATGATACAACATCGCCCTCATTGGCAGTAAAAGATTGAAAGTAATTATTCCAATTATCATCAACAAAACCTTGAGAAGAACGCATCTGAACTTCTATTGTTCTGTCAGCAGTTAAAGTTCCATTTACAAAAACCTCCAAACGCATTTGTATATTAGCTTCTGGATCTGTTTTAAAGGCTTGAAATTGTATATTGTGTATTCCGCTTTCTTTTATCGTTGTATTTGTTCTAGTTCCAGCGTTAAATGTTGCACTATCAGTTGTTAAAGCACGTATTCTTTGAACGTTTACATCTCCTAGCTTAAACTCGTCTGAATTGCTTACTTCTAAATTTCCAACACCGCTAGTAAAAGTATAAGTAAAATCTAACTCATCAAAAGTCATAAACGAGTTAAGTATATTCTCTGAATACTTAGCTTGTTGTTGTTGTATTAATAATGCTTCTATTGCCATAATATTTATTTTTAGTTTGCTACTTTATATGAACCCTCAAAATGAAGTGATACAACCCCTTGAGCTAAAACTCCTTGTAATTTAATTCCTAAAACTCTATCAAAAACAATTATTGCGTTTGGCACAACATTTAAAGAATTATCACTAATTATTAAACATCTACTACTTAGGTTATTTAATGGTTTATACAATTCAGTAGCAAAAGTACCTAGTTGTGCATTATTTATTTGCACACTTCCAGTATAAGAACCGATAACTCCTTTATAAAAAATTCTATTACCTATCTTTGTAAAATATATTTGAAATTGACATTTAGAATTTGGTAAAGTTGCTGTACTGCAAAGAATATCTGTAATTGGACTTACCGATGCCGTTCCATTCCATTCAATCTTAACCGAATCTGGAAACATTTCATCAGTTATTAACTGCTCAACATCTGCGTGTTCTGTCTTTACAACTAAAGGTGTTTTATTACGAATGTCATCATCTATTGCTGCGGTTATTTGTGCTAGTGTACTCATATCTTATGTATAATCATTTGTTGTGTCATAATCCTCTGGATCGTATTGTCCTCCTACTATTTCAAAAGTCCAATCAGTTGTATTCTTAATGCTAAAATCATTACATCCTACCCCTATAAACAATCCATCGCTTATGATAACATAGTATTTTTTAACAATAGTATCAAAGCCTAAATTATCAATAACAAACTCATTGTCAGCAAGGGTAATGTTATTTTGAGTAAAAGTAATAATTAAATTATTAAATTCATCGTAAATTTTTAAAGTGCCAACTCCTAAGGTTACATCTTGATTAAATAAGCCAATAATATCAGTTGGGAAAGTAGCAGCAGTATAAAGACCACTAGGCGTAAATGATAACAAACTTAAAGGCTGAAATAATTGATAACCAAGTGTTGAATATTGCCCTTGTGTATTTACGCTAAATGTAGCAGTTTTAAAATTAGTATCTCCTAATATTTCTGCTGGCTCATAAGTTTGAATCTTTACTCTTTCGCCATCTACAAAAACTGTATCGTGGCTAAACATTTCATTTAACCTGTTATCAATTGCTATATCTAAAAAACTAAATACATACATTTTTCCAAAAGTAGTAACATCTCTATAATTAGCGATATTACCATCTGTTTGAGTGTATGACTTTATATTCTTAGTATTTGCTGAATCTTGATAGAAACAATCAAAAAAACGTATTGTTTGAGTGGTAGGTTTTAAATCGTATGGTATGCCTTTAAATCTGCCAAAGTTTGAATACTCACATCGAGTAGTTAAATGACTTCTATAATTGGTTACTAAAAACGAATTAGAATAGTAAACATTATCGTTTATTAAATCGGTAATCTTTAAAAATAATGGAGTAGTCCAATAATCAACTCCAATATTACCAAACTCAAATCTAATCTGTGGCAATCCATCAACAATTAAAGTATCGTAAAAAAACAAATTAGATATATCTGATTTTACAGCGCCATCACAAGTTATAAGTTCAACTTTAATACCACCGACAAATGAAACTCCATCTTTACAATTGCTAAATTGCGTAAACGTTTCGCAAGGTGTTTGAACTATAAAAGGTCGTTTAGTTATCTCAACCGTATTAGGATCATCGCCTTTCTTTGCACTTGCAAAGTCATTTAAGTATAATCGTATAAATCCTAAGTCCATATGTAAACGTTTAATGCTTCGACTAGCAAGGTAATACTATCGTATTTAATGCCGTTCAAAATTACAAAATCATATCTATAAAAGTTGCTCAATGGGTTACTTTTTTTATCGTACAATTGTATGTAGTCATTTTTAGTAATAAACCACTCGGCAACGCCTTGTAAATCATAAGGAGCATCGTTTACATTTACTATATTTCCATCGATTGTAATCTTTAAAAATTCATCTTCATATTTCTTTTCTCCATCTATATCAGCCTCGTTTGTTGCTAAAGTGTACTCAAATGATTTAGGAAATACTCTTAAGACTTTGCCAGTTGGTGTAAATATTCTAACAAATCCTTTTGTAGTTCTGTAATTTTCTAAATAATCAATTACATCTTCATATTGAGCTACAATTTTTGCTTTTATTGTAATTGGCTCTACTAATGGAGCTGGTAAATTATCGTAAAGAATAGTAGCATCTTCAATTACTGGTTCTGTTTCAGTATCTAATTGCGTTTCTAACTTACCAAAGTTTTTAAAGAATGAATTTGCAATATCTTTCTTGCAATAAATTGTAGCAGTAGCAAGATAAAAATACCAATATTTCATATTTCGTTTAATAGTATATGCTAGATTAGAATAACCTTTAGGAGCAATGCTAAAACCCTCTGTGGTTCTAGTTTGAAATAAAACATTAGAATAAATATGTTTTATTCTTATTGTATAATTTCCACTTGCTTGACTTATTGAACCTATTGGTGTTAATGTTAAAATGCTTCCATCAATATTAATTGAAAATATTGTATAGCTACCTATATTTGCTCCGCTTAATATTTCAAAACTTGCTCCTAATGCCAAACCTAATGTATTCCAATTTAAAACTGCATTTTCATTAGTACCTAATGTATTTCTGTTTAAAATCTCTAACTTTCCATTTTCCCAACGCATTAAAAGCGTTCTTACAAACTCATTTGAAGTATTTGGAGCAAGTTGTACCATATCTTCAATAAACAATTTTTCGTCTTTTTCAGTTGAAGTACTTGGAGTTCTAATTGCTAAATTAAAAGTTGTTTGTTTTAAAAAAGGATCTCTAACTAAATCAATTTCAATTTTTTTATCTTTATCAGATCTTTCGTTTTTTGGCAACCACTCTGCATTTGTATGAAATAAATTTATGGTATTTTTAGTATTTCTATCTTGCTCAAAATTATTATATCCAAAACTATATTTATTGATTAAATAATATTCATCGTAAGGTTCTTTATAATCTTCACTAGGTATAACTAAAAAAGAAGCTATTTCAGTATTTTCGTAAAAGTCTTGATGTTGTCTTATGTTAATGTTTTGAGTTGAATATTCTATATCTGCACATACTTCTTGTAATGATTGTTGTAAATCTTCGTTAGTAGTATATAACTCTTTTCTTTGCTCAAGTAATGAACGGCTAAATACTGCTTGATTATAAAATTGACCTGCTACATCAAATTTAGGAGCAACTACTGGCAAATTATTTACAAATTTAGAACCTTGTTTTATTAAGTCAATGTATCTAACTGCTGGAACAACTAAATCTAAATCTGTTTCTGTTACTTCAATTTTAATTTTAAATTTTTTTACTAATACATTACAATCTTGATTAGCTTCAAAAAAACAATATAATCTTTGTCCAGTTAAAATTGAATTATAAATAACTGTATAATTATCAGTTACAACTCCAGATCCTTGTCCGTAATAAAATAAATCTTGAAATCCTATAATTGTATTTCCAATAGTTAATCGTATACTACTACCACTACTAGCGTTATAATCTATATCAACTTCTATGCTAACAGTTATATCTGTTAACTCATTTGCAGCTTCTATAAGTCCAAAATCTGAAAAATAATTACTTCTTACTGCAAGCCAAAGCAATGTGTTATTAACTTCGCCTTTTAAAATTGTTTGAGCTGGGTTAAAAAATCTATTAAAGTTTAAAAAATTTGCGTCATAATAAAATTGACTTACCATAGAAAATTCACTTACCAAATTTAAAGGAGTTGCTTTTACTAAATAATTAAAACTTGTAATTGGAGTTATTGTTTCATCTCTAAAATTCTTATCTGAAAATGCGTTAAAGGTATTCTTTAAATTTCTAAAATGGTCTGCTACTAAACCTATTTCAATTAATTTGCATTTGTAGTAAGTAAGTCCATCTGTTATATCCTCATCTCTATTGTCTAACTCAAACTCTTTAAAGTCAACACCATTTCGTGAAACTTTGTAACCTACTTTCATTTCAGAACCTCTTATTCTTCTGTTTTCAAGTAAGTACAAAAGTCCATAATCCATAAACTCAGACAAATCTCCTTGTGGATTACATACTCTTGGAGCTGATAATCTTTTACCTGTTGTATCTGCAAAAGTTAAACCCTCAATAGCAAAATACTCTACATCTCTAGTCCATCTGTTATCTAATTGCTTTTTAACGTACTTTGCGGCATCAAAACCTATTGGCTCACATATCTCATACCAATCCATATTAAAGTCGTAAAACTTTAAATAATGCCTAAATCCTTTATCATCGTATGGGTGCGCCATTATCTACCGAATGTTACTTGATTATTTAGTATTTCTTTTTGAGTGTGTCCGTTTGAAATATAGTTCTTAATACCGCTTTTATCAAAGGTTTGATGGTACTCTTGCTTATTATTTATCGCATTAACTATTTTACTTCCTACTTTATCAAAGTCAGCAGTTAATGTTATATTAGGCTGAGCATAGCTTATGTTATTACCCATTAACATACTATCTAAATTCTTTTGCCATTGATCTGGAGTAAAAATCTCAGTTCCCTTTGGTGCATTCATTAATACATTACGCTCTTTAGGTTGGTAAAGTTTACCATCTGGAGTTTTAATAGTTTCTTTAAAGTTTGAACCTTTAGCATCATTAACTAACATTAAACCCCCATCGTGAATCCCTCCATCTTTAAAGGCTGGAATTTGTTGTGAATTAACCATTGCTATTTGAGCTGCTCCAATAGCTGCGGCAATAGCAGAAAAAGGCAATCCAAAGGTTAAAGGACTTTGAGCAACAGCTGCTATAATTGCTTGTGCTGTGTCAATAGCAATATTAAAAATAGCTTGTTGTTTTTTAGCTTTAAATTCTCTAGCGGCTATTTCTTTTCTTCTAACTTCTGCTTGTCTTTCAATCTCTGCTTTCGCTGTATCTGAATCGCCAGCAAAAGCTAATGCTATATTTTTTTGTTCTTCTAACCTTTGTTTTTCTGCATCAAAATTTTCTTGAGATATTTTATTAATGAAATTATACATTTCTTGAAATGCCTCAGCTATTACAGTAGTTTTTGCTAATACATTATCGCCATATTTATCTAATCCCTCTTGTAATAATTTAAAAGCAGCACCAAGTCCCGCATTTCCAGCAAAAGAAGAAGTAAGCTCTTTCATTTCAGCATTAACTTGTTCTATTGCTAATATTTTAGGACTTTTAATATTTTCTAATGCTGCAATTGCATTTTTATATTCTGCTATTATTGCTGAAATTTCTTCTTTTGAAGCACCTCTTGACTCAGCTCTTTGAATATCAGATAATTTTTGCGCTTTTAACAAATCTTTTTCTAATTGTATATATGCTTGAAAAGCGGCTTCTCTAACAACTAATGTGTTTTTTTCATTATCTGCAATAATTTTATATTTAGCAATTTCTCCAGTAGTTATTATTTTATTTAATTTTAAAACTTCATCTTGTTGTTTGTATTTTATAGCTTTAAAAAAATTAAAATCTTGTTTTTGTAAAGCCTTTATATCGTCAGAGGCTTTTATTTCTGCGGTTAAATTTTTATTAATATATGTATTAATAATATCAGTTTGATTTATAGAATGTTGTTTTAATGATATTTCTTTATTTTTTAAAGCTAAATCATTTTTAGCATAATCTTCATCTCTTTTAAATTTAATAAGAGCTGCTTCTTTTTGAAGTTGCATATCAATAATCTCAATACTAGCTTCGCTAAATGCTATTCTTTTTGCTATTCTTTCTTCATAAGATGTTTGATCATCGTCAGCATTTTCAGCTTTTTTTCTTTCTAATATTGCTATTTTAAGATTATACTCGCTTTCTATTTCTTTAAAATTTAATGCAATTTTATCTTTTTTGGCTTTTTTTATTTTTGTTTCTCCATCTCCAGACACGCTAGGTGCAACTGTACTAACTGGCTCAGCTTCTTTTTTTAATAAATTTAAAATAGCTCGGGATTTTCCTAAAGAAACTAAAGCATCTTCTTCAATTTTTGTTTGCAAATGAAAAAGAGCTCTATCTCCTCCAAGAATAGTTTTTCTTACTGCTTGTTGCTCTTTTATAACTTGCAATTGCATTTTTATATTTTGCCTTTGTTTTTCAGCAAATTCAGAATCCATAAAAGTTCTAGTTTCTTCTGCAAATGTTTTAAATTTCTCTCTATAAGAATCTAATTCTTGTCCAGCTTGACTAGCTCCAACTGATTGAAAATACTCTTGTAATTGCTTTTCATCTTTAAACAACATTCCAGTCAAGGTTAATATATTTGTTAATCCAGTTAGTATAATATTAAAAAATTTACTTACACCACTTGTGCTACCCTCATTCATAGCTTTAACCATAGCAGTCCAACTATTTGAAAGTCTATTTTGAGCTGCCGCTAAAGTGTCAACTGCATTTACATTTTCAATTCCATACAACTTTTGATATGCACGAATAATTGCTGGAACCATTTCATTAGAAATAAGTTTACCCGCTTTCATTTGATCGAGCATCATTTGCTCTGTAACTTTCAAATTAGGGTTTAACTCTTGGTAAGCCATTGTTGCAGCTTTAATCGCTCCAGGCAATGCGTTACCTAATTGCTTTTTCAATTCTTCCGCTTGTACCGTTCCTTTAGATAACATTTGGTTAAAAGCATAAAAAGCATCGTTTTGCTTGTCAATGCTAATACCCATAAGCGCACCAGCTTTTGCAATACCCTCAAATGATTTTCTAATTGCATCTTCTGATAGTTTGCCTTTAGCATTTACATAAAACTGTGTAAATTGTTCTGTAAGTCCTTTTATTTCAATACCCCATTTCTCAGACAATTCTCTTACAAAAGAAGTATTAGCAGCATATCTATCTTGCGTTTCAGATACCATCTTTAACGCTAAATCTAATGATTGTAACTCTTTTGTTGTTTGAAATATATTTTTAACTAAGTCGGCTGCTAAATAAACCCCAGTAGCAATACCAAAAGCACCCATCAGTTGAGTTGCTCCACTTAATGCACTTCCATAATTTCCTACATTTCTAGAGAAATTACCTACTGCTTGATCTGCTTTTTTGACTTTATTATTTAGTGTATCAAACTCTTTTTGCGCTTTTCTTATTTCAGCATTTGATGCAGTTTCAGAAGCAATAAGATTTTGTAAAGTTCTAGCCGCTTGATTTCTTTGTGAATTTAATTTGCTATAAGCATCATTAAGTCTTTCGTTTGCTAAAGCATTTCTTTCAGCGGCTTTAGCAGCCTTTTCATCTGCTTGTTGTTGTGCTAAAGCTGCTTTTCTTTGAGCTTCTCTTTGAGCAACATTAGCTTTTATAGCATTAGATTGTTTTATTTCCGTTGCTAATACTTGCTGCTTAACTTTTTCTTCTTGAATTAAAGCATTTGTAGTTTGCTTTATAGCTTGTTCTTGTACCTTTAAATCATCAATTATTTGCTTTGAAGCACTATTTACACCACTTGGAGTAGATGGAGCTTTAAACTTACTTATTTGCTCTATTTTTAAAGCTAAACTATCAACTAATGCTTGAGCTTGTTTTAATTCTGCAAGTGCATTAGGACTTAAAAACTCTATAAAACCATCATTTGCCATAACTATTTCTTTTGCGACTTAATAATATCTTTTGCTGAATTTTCAATAGCAACATACATAGCCAAAACAATATTGTCTTCGATGTTTCTATTGTGTATATTACTCAAACCAACAATCGTTTTGTAAAAATCAAATTTTTCCGTTCCTTGTTTTCCAAATGTATTATTTAACTCTAGCGTTGCCATCGTCAAATCATTCTCTATAATTCCGCACTCAACTTGTAAAACTCTAAGAACTTCATCCGCAAATTTAGCACTTTTGTCAACGTAAATGCCACAACCTTTCTCTAAAGCATCTAAAAGTTTTAATCTATGTTCCTCAATTACATTCTCATACCATAAAAAGTGCATCACTTGTCTTATAGTTTCAATCTTATAACTTAAAAAATTAACTCTCCAAGTCATTTCTAAGTACATTTTAGCTTGTGGATTATTAATTTTAACAAAGAAATCATCGTAAATAGCAGTAAAAACTTCTTCTAAGTCCTCATTTTCTTGTTCAGCAACCAAAAGAGTGTAATTTCTTGTGTTTAAAACCTCAAAGAACAGTTTTGCGGGTATGTTTTCTATCGAGTTATACTTTGCCATATTTTTGTCCTAATTCTGTCTTAATTGCCTTTACAAAGCCTTTCTTAACGTATTTATCTATAAATTGATTAAAAACATCTTGGTTTAAATCAAAAATATCAGATTTACTATTATTATACTTAGATTTTAGTAAACTTGACTTACTATCTGTTGACATAAAAGTATATCCTTTGCCTTTTGTTGTAATTTCAAATGCTCCAATAAAAGCACCTCCATAAATCAAATCTACAAACCCATCGGCTCTAGGATTTAGTAACTGCTTTTCTTCTTTATAGGCTTTCCAAGCGTAAGTTCTTCTTACTCCATTGCTATAAATATCTCCTTGCTCGTACTCGTCTTTTTTAATAGCAATTAATCTTTCTTCGTTTTCAGCTATTTCTGCGTTTACGAGAATTTTTAACGTTTGTTCGTTCGCTAGTCGGTTCAACCTCTTGCTCATTTCCTTTGCTGATATTCCCATCTTCTACAATTTTAGCAATTGATAATTTTTGTTTTTTATCTCTGCAAGGAATACAATACTCCTTTTTACTATTTAAAGGTGCTTTTAAAAACTCACTAATCAAATCGTCATTAACTTGATTTGTATTGGACTTAATCCAAGTTACTTGTTCAGATACAGTTAAATTACAAAACCAATCTGCATCACTTCCAAATAATTCTATGTTAAATATAGTCATAATATTAAATTTTATTCAAAGATATAAAAAAAGGCGTACAATAATGCACGCCTTTTTATGAACTCTATAAACTTATGCTACCGTTACTACATTTCCAGTAGTTCCGCTGTAAAATTTATTACCAACCTTTGCAGTATTGATAGCTCCATCAGCTAAAGTAACTGTAACAACATCAGCAGCAACTAAAGTAGCAGTTGGTGTAATAGCGTACTCTTTAGTAGTTGCGTTGTATGTAACAGCTCCTACAATTGCATTAGTAACACCACCTACTGTAAGTTTGAAATTAGCAGCAGCTAAACCTGTGATTGTAAACAAATCATTCCATTTCCAAGTTGGTTTAACATAAACTTTGTTTTCACTTGCATCAGCACGACCTACAATGTTTACATCAGTAATACCAAACAATTCAGAGTTTGGATCAAAATCCAAATCAGTCAAAAGGTTTACATATTGATTGTACTCAAATGGATTAGTAATTTGGAACATCAAGATAGTTGAAGCCGAATTAGTACCATTGTTTTCAGTATAACCATTAGTGTTTAACATACCAGTTGTTAAACCTTTGATTTGTGTACCATCAACACTTTCAGCACATTTGATATACCCAGTTTCGTAAGTAATCAATGTATCGTATTGTTGGTAAGAGTTGTAAGAGTAAGCAATCTTTTGGAAAGCTAATCCTTGTTTGAATGTAGCAGTAAAAGTTGGTTTTCCTTGTCTTACTACTTCCAAAAGACCTGATTGACTTTCTTGAGTAGTCGCATCTGGAGTTTCTGAAATCATTTCAAAACAACCTACTAATGGAATAAAATTCCCTAGTTGACATTGCTCTTGAACATAAGCCTTATCAAAAGTGTCGGTTGCTTTCTCTAAAGACCATCCTTTTGGAACTAAGATTACACCGTTTGGTAATCCTTCAATTGCTTGGCAAGCCTCTAAACCGCTACCAAATCTGCTTGTGGTGCAATCTACACCTGTTATAATTGCCATAATTTCTTTTTTTTAATTACACGTTTGTACGTTAGTTATTTTAATTGTTGTTTCTAATAATATAGCATCCCACTTGTCAATAGTAAAATTTTCCTCTCCGTTTCCGTAATTTGGAAACTCGGTTATTGTATAACTATTTGTCCAAGTAACGCTACCGCTCATTCTAAAAATTTCTTCGATATTTTCTACCAAAGGGTAAAGTATATTCTTGTAACTCAGCATCCATCTTTGTTCGTTTGTCAAATCTACATTTGTATTTTGACAAGCTAGGACTAATGACAATTTAGTTTCACATTCTTGCTTTCCTTGAACACTTGAGTTCGATGTTTGATAAATTAAAGGGTAAATTGTTCTGGCTTCCTTTGAAAATAGCTCTAGTTGTCTTAATAAATGTTGCTTGTTTCCCCATTTGTAAATAGTCTTGTAACCATCTATTAAAGGCAAATTCTCAAACAATCCATTCAAAAATTCTTCTACAACTATCATAAACCAAAGTAGTTTAAAGGAGTTTTGTTTCTAAAATAAGTAATATCATAAACATCATTGTTTCTGCTTAAATACTCATACAAAGTAACTTCGTTCCCTATATTTGTGTTGCCAAAACTAATAAATTCTCCGTTCCAATTATTTGAAACATCGCCATTATTATTCATTCCTCTACCTACATACATCATTACAAACTTGTTCCAAACTGAAACTTGCTTAACACTAGGATCATTCATAACTGAATTTTCTGCTTGTGGTATTTGCATACCAGTTGTAGAGTAAGTTTGAAAGTCCATACCTAAGTAATAAAAGAAAACGTAATAAGCTATTAGGCTAATCTTCTTTGTTCCTATGGTATATCTCAAACCTTTCCAATCATCTTTACCATCCACTAGGTCAAACCATTTCTGAACTGGATTTGCAATCCAATCTCCGTTTGGTTCAAATTGTGCATTTAACTCTTGTAGTTGCTCGTAACCAAGAATATCAAGTAACAATGATTGCTCAATACTTTCAATCTCTTGCGCTAACTGAACCGAAGCCGTAGGTAGTACACTACCAATGCTAGGTTGCGCTACTGCATTTGGAATATATAATTCCTTAGTCTGAAAGTATTGAGCATTTATTATCATTATTTCTCTATTACGGTTGAAGTCATTTCTGGAGTTTTCTCTTTTACTTTCACATCCTTAGCCAATTTTGCAACCCCCTTAGCGATTAACTTTTCAGCGTGAACTTTGTGTAGTAAATAAGTATTTCCATCTAGTTCAACTGCTTTGTAATCCGATACTTTATCGAATGTAGCAGTTCCTACAATTTTTGCTTCTTCTTCTTTGATACTAAAATTTGACATATATTAGAGTTTAAAAATTACGGTGTTGGTTTCAATAACGCAGCTCTTACTGTTGCAAGGCTAAACGCCATCGCTCCAGGCAAGTTGTTTTTAGCCACTCTTAAGATAGAGTAAACTTCTCCAACTGCTGACTTCTGGTTTTTGATAAATTGGTCGTTGTAAGTACCAAAACGCAAGATAAATTCAGAATGCATTTCACGGTAGATTGAACTATCCATTACAATTGCAGTACCTAAAGTAATTGCGTTTGAAGAAACAACTCTCATTCCGTTGATAGATCCATTTTGCATATAAGGCAATAATCTTGAATTACCCTCTGTATCTTGTGTGAACATTGTAGTTACAATATCACTTGGGTGCATAAGAACTAAATCAGCGTTAAAGTTCATTCCGTTGATTACAGATTGTGCAGCAATAACCGCAAGTCCGTTATCTGGAATAACCAAAGTGTCATCCATTACAGAAGTAGTGTAAGCAGTACCGTTTGAAACAATAGTTCCAATCAATCCGTTATTCCAAAATCTGATTACTTTTTCTTCAAACATCATAAGGATTTCATTGTACAACAATTCGTTGTCAACTTCAAATTCCTCAGTCCACTCAATGTGAGCAGCATATTTCTTACGCAAAGTAAGTGTTCTCAAGAATGTATCAGATACTAATGGCTTAGTACCACCCTCAGCAACTAAAGCAACAGCTCCCTCAGCAGTAGCTTGCTCGTTTTTGATAATTTGTTGTGGAACTCTTGCAACTTGTCTGTTAGAGATTACATCTAAGATGAAATTCTCTGGGTAACGAATTTTAGAAATTTCGCTTTCAAACTCGAAGTTCTCATTCAATGGCAATAAAACACCTGTATCATTTGCAACAGCAGTTGAAGCTGTGTAAATAGCAGCGGCACGTTTTGCGTTGAAAGTAATCTCTAAGTCATTACCATTTCTAATAGCCTCACAAATATCTTTGTGTTGCTCTTTTACCATTTTACGAAGTTGGAATTTTTCCATATTAGACAATTGTCTAACATTGTTTTTTTCAACTTTCTCTAATCCTTCTGCAAGGTTACGCAATTGCTCTGCAACTGTTACTGTTTGTCCTTGCTCGTTTTTTTCTTGCGCTCCTAATACGCTTCTTAACGCTTCTGTCAAAGATGCTGAATACGCTTCTTCTTGTTTTTTTGCTCTTTCGTTCATTTCGTTTTCAATAGCCGAAACAAACTTCAATTGGTTTTCATCCAATGTTGCGCCATTTTTTTCTAGCGCACTTCTTAAGTTTAATGATTCCATTTTTTTTCTTTTTAAAATAGTGTTACTTTTCCTTTATCAACCTCTATAATCTTTTCTTCTATCTGAGTGTTCGTCACGGCTCTTGTCGCTAAAAGATTATGTAAATCCGTAATTTGATCTGGACTAAATTTGTCCAATACTGCTCTTTCTTGTAATTGGTTAAAACTTCTTAACTGTGCATTTTCATCACTAGAGAATGTTACAAGTGAAATCTCCCCTAACTTTATTTCTTTAAGAATATAAGCATCCATTGTAGCATCATACTCTGTTTTATCCCATATATAGTTAAATCCATAAGATAATTGTCTTAAAACACCTTGAGATACTTGATTAACCGCTTCATCTGCATAACCTACACCCTCGATTATATCTCCCTCAAAATATAAACCGTAATCATCTTCTTGTAATATTGTCGGTCTGCACAACGGCTCAGTCTGTCTATGTTGGTTTAAAACTAATATTGGGTTGCCACTTGTGCTACCAGCACCCCTTGCATTAAGACTATTTTGAGTTGCACCCTTTAATACAATCTCATTATAGTCATTCTTGCTTCCCCAAACAATAGCATACCCTTTTACCTTTCTGTCAGCAGTAATTTCTAACCTTGCTCTCTCAGCATCAAGACCAAGTGAAACTGGATTTTTAAACAAATCCCTTTGCGCCTTAAATTCTAATATTTTATTTTCCATTGTATCTTTCTTGTATTTTTAAATATGCTTCTGACATATCTATTCCGTTAGCCTTTAACTTATCTAAGTTATCAATCATTAAGCCATCTGCTTCAAAACCAGCCTTTTTATCCTCTTGCAATGCTTCAATACCACTAAAGTTAGGCTCAAAAGTCCACTCTGCTGGCAAATAATAAGCCTTGTTTAAACTTTTAGCCACATCATAAGCCGTTCCCTTAATTACATTCTGCCAAAAACTTTTCTCTGCAATCATTTGATTACTAAAAGTCGCATTGTCTTTCTTTGGTATCAATTCTTTGTTAACACCAAAAACACCAGCGATCTTAATAGCGTTCTCTAATGTTTCATCAAATGGCTCTAGCTCCTTAATCGTTCCTAATGTTTTAATAAACTGCAAAGGCACACTTGACATTCCAATAAAGTTCTTATCGCCAGTCAATCCATTTCTGTCTTGCAAATCCTTAAGCATTGTATCTCTAGTGATAGGATCAATAGCTTCTTGCAAACTAGCACCTCCCCCACCAACTGGAGCTTTTGCCAAAATACCAGCATTACCATTTTTAGCATACACATTGTACCTCGCTTGATAAACTGCCAATATGTTATTTATGTTTTTCTCACAAGCAAACAATGGACTTCTACCCATTCCAGTTTGTGTAATACCTAATGCCGTATTATGCAATACATATCTCGGCTGTATCTGATGCTCATAAAAAAAGAACGTTTTGTAATACTCAACTATATCCCCAATGTTTTTCATTAAAAAAGGATTACTAATGCTCTTTTTTAATACTGGACTTGTTAAGTTAGGTCGTAACACCCAAATGTTACTTATATTGTCGTAAGTAGGATTAACAATGCTATCTGCGGTCTTTGTGTAAAAATAACTATTGCCATCAGCCAACTTACTAAACACCTCTTGGTAAATCAAATCACTAAACTTATCCAAAGGATTAGGAGTATCTAACAACTTCTTTAAGTTTCCTTGTGGAGTTATTATCTCTTGAGTAGTTCTGTTTATAATATCATATTTGATATTAGCACATCTTTCAGCAATCGCATCAATTGGTATAAATATCTCAGCAATAGTATTTGCCAACTCGTAAGCTCTACTTTGGTCAAACCTAATTAACCTATCGCCATTAACGTTCTGTAAATATTGATTAAAATAACTCAGCCAAGCTCCATCATTCTGAACTTCTGCAAAACCTTGCGGAGAATTTTTCTTTTTACCAAATAATGACCACGCCATTTATTATAATATTTTGCAACAAATATATAAAATTTAATTAACCAAATAACAAATTCTTATATTTTATCTTTAAAATGTTAGCGGCACTCGCTAAACTATCAATAGCATCCTTTTTATGCGTATTACTGCTTTCCCTATCGTAACTTGTAACGTGATTAATAAATCTAGAATACTCTTGATCCTCCTTGTATCTCTCGTCAAAAACAAAATGATTTCTTATAAACTCACTATTGCTTAATATCCTAGCCTCCTTTGGTATCGTTACAGTAAACGGCTTAACCTTAGTCGTATTACTCAAATCCCGCTTTAACAACATAAACGCTGCCGCACCAATACCATTTACCTCCAAAAACACTTCCTCAATAAAATGCTCCCTAGTCTTGTCAATCATCCTATCATTCACAACCTCAATACCCTCTTTGCTGTGAACAATAGCTTTTACAAAACATAACAACTTACCCTCAATAATCGCAACGTGCATAAATGGTATCGAGTAGTAATCTCCACCAACATTCGCTGGATCGCCAACGGCAAACTTCCAAACTATACTCTCAAATGGAATATTAGCCAAATTCCAAAACTTTAAGCTCTGCAACGGCAATAACTTACCTTTTAAGTCTTGTGGGTTCTGTTGGTACTGAGTTTCAAATACATTCTCGTCAATTTGCCTAATATTGTTCAATTCAGCCAAAGTCTGCTTAAATTCCCACAATGCGTGTTCAACTCCAAACTTATCAACGGTAATGCAAGGAATATCTATAAATTCCCACTTATCTTCCTCAGTTTCCTTTAAATACCCAATCAAATCATTAGAGTGCAATCTTTGACCTATCACAATGATCGGAGTATCTCTACTATTGGTTCTTGACCTAATCGTATTCTCAAACCTTTCATTAACCCTCTGCCTTTTCAAATCCGACAAGGCATCATCTGGCTTTAACGCATCGTCAATTATAATCGCACCCGCAAAACTATTCTTCTTTTCATCTGGCATCGCTCCCAAAATATCTCTATCAACCTCTCCCGCACCAAATCCAGTTATCTGTCCACCAGTCGCAGTAGCGTAAACGCCACCACCCGCAGTAGTCGCCCACTTGCTTTTACTCGCACTACTCTTACTTAACTCAACATAAGGGAATATAGCACTATAATCCTCACTATCAACAAAATCCCTTACACTCTCACTATTGTCCTCAGCTAAACTACCACTATAACTCAAATGAATAAACTTACTACTTGGATTATGTGCCAATCCCAAAGCGATAAAATTCTTAACAGCCAACTCAGTCTTACCATATCTCGGAGCAATACTTATACAAACCCTTTTTAACTCTCCCCTCAATATTCTGTCCATTGCCTTGCAAATAATCTCGTGATGACTATTTACAACAAAACTTCTATTAAACCTCTTTTGGAAGAAATACTTTGTAAAAGCCAAACTATCTCCCATTAACCTAGCTTGCAATATTTGTAAAGGACTTAAACCATTTAGCATAAAAAAATATTTGGTGTAAATTTATAAAAAAAAATTTTAAAAAGACCAATTTACTCAATAGAAATATCCCCTTACTATTCTTAGTAAAGTTAAAGTGCAAATATAAAAATAATATTTGTTATAACAATGGAAAAAGTAAAAAAAGATATAGCTCAAAATTGGTAAAAATTATTTTAGTGTTTATATCACTCCCCGCTCTCGACTTCAAAAGTTCAAACGCCTCAACGGCTCCCGCTCTCGGTTGCTCTCGCTTCAGCGGTTGCGCTCTCGGTTGCTCTCGCTCTCGCATTGGTAGCGTTAACGGTTGTCGCTTGGATCGGTGCAGCTTTAACGGCTTCCGCTCCCGCTTTGGCCTTGCTTAAGGGTTGGCCGTT